GTATTGAGATTGGCGGACTCTTACTTTGCAAAACCCCAATCGAGTTCGTTGACCAACGCAATAAGTTCTATGAACAGCAGGCGGAAAGTCAAATGACCTCGGTAGACAACCACTTCATGAGCCAAAACGATCCTCGCATGCCGGTGTTTAAAGAGCGCCGGAGCGAAGTAAGGTTTGGCAGTAACGCGAAATAATTCAGGAGTCTTAAATGGCTTACCCCACGGTTGATAAGCCCTACGGGCTAAAGCCGATCAATCTGATCGGTGGGCAGGTGTTCGCCGGTTCTACGCGGATGTATAACATTACTTACGCGTACGCCACGGACATTTTTTATGGTGACTTCGTTGCGCTTGTTCGCGGCAATCTTGAGCGGATTAGCGTTTCGACCGGCACCGTTGGCACCCTTGTTGGTGTCTTTCTCGGTTGTTCGTTCACCAACCCGACGACCAAGCAGAAGCAGTTCTCGCAGAACTGGGTGGCTAGTACTGCCGCTGGTGATTGCGTTGCTTATGTTTGCGACGACCCGGATACGGTGTTCCAAGCTGCGGTTTGCTCGGCCACAACCGCTATTGCTTCTGGCGCTCGCGCCATGATCGGTCAGAACCTTGCGTGTATCAACAACACCGGCAATTCAAATACTGGCAACTCGTTGAACGCACTGCTGGCACCGACGGACACCCCCGCAACCACGGATGCGCTTCCAATTCGTGTTCTGGGTGTTGTGCCTGAGACCGCTGTGTCGCTTGGTACTGCAACGTTCACTAGCATTTCGACCGCCACCGTTACTTGCTCGGCTCTGCCTTTTGCACTGCCCGTAGGTACGGATGTTGGTAGTCTTGCTTCAAACGGGCAGTACATCCCGTCCGGTTCGTTTGTAGATACCGCCGCCGCTGCTGGTGCCACCTCGTTTGTTCTAAATCAAGCGCCTTTGGTGGCGTTTGCTGCAAGCGCAACGTTGGTGTTTACCCAGTTCCCCGAGTTGTTGGTTAAGCTCAACTTCGGTCAGCACGAGTATTACGCTGCCACCGCGACGGCCTAAAGGAGTTAAGTCATGGCTATTTCACGCGCACAACTACTGAAAGAACTCCTCCCGGGGCTTAATGCACTGTTCGGTCTGGAGTACAAGCGCTACGGCGAAGAGCACAAAGAGATCTTCGAAACCGAGACCTCCGAGCGTTCGTTTGAAGAGGAGACCAAACTCTCCGGCTTCAGCGCCGCTCCGGTCAAGAACGAGGGCTCTGCTCTGGCGTACGACAACGCGCAAGAGGCTTGGACTGCTCGGTACAACCACGAGACGATTGCTATGGGCTTCTCCATCACCGAAGAGGCGATGGAAGACAACCTGTACGACAGTCTGTCGTCGCGGTACACCAAAGCGCTTGCTCGCGCGATGGCGTATACCAAGCAGGTCAAAGCGGCTGCGATCCTGAACAATGGCTTTAGCTCCGCTGTGACCTACGGCGACGGCCAAGCTCTGTTCTCGACCGCTCACCCGCTGGTCTCTGGTGGCACCAACAGCAACCGTCCTTCGACCGCTGCCGATCTGAACGAGACTTCTCTGGAAGCCGCCGTTATCCAGATCGCTGGCTGGACCGATGAGCGTGGGCTGCTGATTGCTGCTAAGCCGCGTAAGCTGGTGGTTCCTCCGGCGCTCCAGTTCGTTGCTACCCGCCTGCTCGAGACTGAACTCCGTGTGGCGACCGCTGACAACGACGTCAACGCGCTGAAGTCGATGAACTCGATTCCTGAAGGGTTCACGATCAACCACTACCTGACCGACACCAACGCTTGGTTCCTTTTGACCGACGTGCCCAACGGTCTGAAGCACTTCGTTCGTACCCCGATGCAAACGGGTATGGATGCGGACTTCGACACTGGGAACGCGCGGTATAAAGCCCGTGAGCGTTATTCGTTCGGTGTGTCTGATCCTCTCGGCGCCTACGGCTCGCCCGGCGCGAGCTGATCGGTGTAGGAAAGGGGGCCTTGTGCCCCCTTTTCTTTTGTGCTAAAAGACTACTATTCCGGGGTTATCCGGGGTGCTGACTGGTCCCGGCCAGACGACATGCAGACAGCGCCTCTTGCTCGCATGTGAGGAATCATGGCAAATACCACTTTCAACGGCCCGGTACGATCGCAGAACGGTTTTGAAACCGTCTCTGTCAATTCTTCTACCGGTGCTGTCACAGTCGGTCCGGCATTCTCCAGTTCTGGCGTAGTTGCAGCCCCTGTATCGCTGGCTGATGGTAATGCTTCGTTAACCGCCGCTGTTAACGCTGGTCGGATTAACATTGTCCCCAACGGTACGCAGGACAACACCTATACTCTCCCGGCTCCTGTTGCAGGTCTGATGTTTACGTTCGTGTATGGCGGCGGTGCTGCTGACGCTACGGACTTCATCATCAACACCGGGTCGAACACCAATTACTTTATTGGTGGTGTTGCGTTTAACGATACCGATGATGGTGCTGCGTCTGTTGTGTTCTCGGACGGGAACTCTAATAGCAAGCTTCAGGTCAACGTCCCCGCCGCTGCGCAGATTAACGTTCTGGCGATTAACGGAACTAACTGGCAGGTGTGGGGTAGCGTCACTGGTGCAACTGCTCCTGCTTTTGCTGACCAGTAATAGGAGTCCGTCATGCAATATGACGTATGGGCAGTAACGCCTGCGACGGACGATGCCTATTATCGGGCGAATGCGTCTATTGCAGGTGCAGGTTCTCTATCCCTACTTGCCAACACGGTCGGGCCTAACGGGTACGGGTACAAAGTCATCATCACCTCGGCTGGTAATGACTCCGGTATTACGTTCACGATCACTGGAATTAAGGTTGGTGATCTGACGTGCACTTCAGCCTCTGAAGTTGTGACGGGCCCCAATGCTACGACTGCAACTTCGACCAACTACTGGGCACGCGTGGACTCCATCGTTGCCAGCGGTGCGTCGGCAGGTAACGTCAAGATCGGTACGACGGGCAGTTTGGCTCTTCCCCGGACCCGTATCAAAGGTTTGTATTACGTTGGCACTGGTAGTGCTGGATCGGTCAAGTTCAACACCAATGATCTTGCCAGTGCGTTGCGGCTGCAGATCAACACCCCTGCATCTGCGACGGCTGCAAACAGCCTGTACATGGCAGCAGAGGGTATCTTGACTACGTTTGGCAGCAATCAAGACTACTGCGTGGTGACCCTGACCAACGTGACCTTCTGCACCATCATCTGCGGGTAGCCATGAAGACGCCAGCATGGCAACGCAAAGAAGGCAAGAATCCCTCTGGTGGTTTGAATGCCAAAGGGCGCGCCAGCTACAACAAAGCCAATCCGGGGAAGCCGGGGCTCAAGGCCCCGCAACCGGAAGGTGGTTCTCGCCGCGATTCTTTTTGTGCCCGGATGAAAGGGATGAAGAAGAAGCTGACTTCAGCGAAGACCGCGAATGACCCAAACAGCCGGATCAATAAAAGCCTGAGGAAATGGGCTTGCTAAGATGAACGCACAAGAAATCAAAACCGCTGCTGATGGCGCTGCCGTTGTTGTGGGCGTTGCTGGTTTTATGCAATGGTTTCCGCCTATTGTTGGTTTGATTGGCGGGGTGTTAACCGTAATATGGTTTGCAATCCGAATCTGGGAAACCGACACAGTAAAAGGTTTTACTGGGAGGGCAAATGCCAAGCAAGAGCAAAGCTCAGCACAACCTGATGGCGATGGTCGCTAATGACCCAGCCGCTGCTAAGCGCGTAGGCGTGCCGCAGTCGGTTGGAAAAGAGTTTGTCGAGGCCGACAAAGGCCGCAACTTTAACCGAGGTGGTGACATGAAAGAATCCAAGAAAATGATGGGTAAAGAAGTGGCCTTCATGAAAAAGAAGGGCGCTCCCAAGGCTATGGTCAAGCATGAGATGGCTGAGATGGGCATGAAGAAAGGTGGCTACGCTTCTGGCGGTATGCCGATGGTTATGAAAGACGGGAAAAAAGTTCCCGCTTTTGCAGCCGACGGTCAAGGAAAAATGAAGGCGGGCGGCATGGCCAAGAAGATGATGGGCGGCGGCATGACCTATTCTGCCGGCGGATACACACGCGCAGCTGACGGTATTGCCAAGAAAGGCAAGACTAAAGGCGCTCAAGTCCGCATGATGGGCGGCGGGAAGTGCTGACATGGCAACGTACCGTAAGCCCACTGAAAAAGAACGGTCGAAGCTTGCGCGGTCACGCGAGATGATGCAAAAAGGTATTGCGGGCGAGAAAGACATCATGTCTCGCTTCATGCCTACAATGGCTAAGTCGGCGCGCGACGACATTCGGGCCGCAAAAGAAATGCGTGAGTCCGTGCCCGAGGCAGCTCGAGAGTACGAAGCGTATCAAGAAGCTGGCTATGCCAAAGGTGGATCGGTCGGGTCCGCCTCCAAGCGTGCGGATGGCTGTGCTCAGCGGGGCAAGACTAAAGGTCGGATGATCTAGGAGATCACCATGATGTCTTCACGCGGCATGGGGGCGATCAACCCCAACAAAATGCCCGGGCCCAAGCGAAAGCAGCGGCGCGATGACACGGCGTTCTACGAGTACGCTGAGGGTGGTGAAGTTAAGTCTAAGGTCAATGAAGCGGGTAACTACACCAAACCCGGGATGCGTAAAGCCTTGTTCAATCAGATCAAAGGTCAGGCAACGCAGGGGACTGGTGCAGGGCAGTGGTCGGCCCGCAAAGCGCAACTGCTTGCGAAGAAGTACAAGGCCGCTGGCGGCGGCTATCGTGACTAAAGCTCCGCAACAGTCGCTCAAAGATTGGGGTAGCCAACGTTGGCGGACCAAAAGCGGAAAGCCCTCCTCCAAAACGGGTGAGCGGTATCTGCCGGAGGCAGCAATCAAGTCTCTCAGCCCTGCCGAGTATGCAGCGACTACGAAGGCCAAGCGAGCCGGGAAAGCTAAGGGCAAGCAGTTTGTAGCCCAGCCTAAAGGGATTGCTCAGAAGACTGCGAGATTTCGATGACCACTACCGGCACCACGGCGTTCAACTTAGAGTTCACAGACATCGCTGAAGAGGCGTGGGAGCGGGCTGGGCGCGAGATGCGTTCTGGCTATGACCTGCGAACTGCTCGCCGGTCTATGAACTTGATGACCATTGAGTGGCAAAATCGTGGCATCAACATGTGGACAATCGAGCAGGGTACGCTGACCCTGACGCCCGGGCTGAACACCTATGCTCTCCCCCTTGATACCATCGACCTGCTCGATCACGTCATTCGCACGGGGCAAAACGCTGCCTCAACGCAGGCAGACTTGAACATCACCCGCATCAGTGTTTCGACGTACGCCACGATCCCGAACAAGCTAGCTCCGGGGCGTCCCATTCAGGTCTGGGTGCAACGGTTGTCAGGGCAGGTATCGCCCACGGGCGCTACGCTCAACGGGACCATCACCAGTTCCACAACCACTATCACACTCTCCTCGACCGCAAACCTTGCCTCTGCCGGTTTCATCCGTCTCGGGTCCGAAGACATCTACTATGGCTGGCTGGATGGCAATAGTTTGGGTGGTGTAGCGCGTGGGCAGAACGGAACAACGGCTGCAGCGCATACGTCTGGCGCAATCGTTTACAACCCCAACCTGCCGGCCATCACAGTGTGGCCCACGCCGGACAACTCGCAGACCTATCAGTTTGTGTACTGGCGCATGAGGCGCGTGCAGGACGCAGGCAACGGCGTTGAGACTGCAGACATGAACTTCCGTTTCCTGCCGTGCGTGGTGGCGGGGCTTGCGTACTACATCGCGATGAAAGTGCCGGAGCTGATGCCTCGGCTTGACATGCTGAAAGCCGCGTACGACGAACAGTTCAACTTGGCGGCTGGTGAAGACCGTGAGAAAGCTGCAGTTCGTCTCGTGCCGCGCCGGGCCTTCATCGGTGGAGTGATGTAGTGGGTAATCGGTTTGCCAGCGGCAAGAAGGCTATTGCGATCTGTGATCGCTGTGGCCTGCGCTTCCGCCTGCGCGACCTTCGCACACTGATTGTCAAGACCAAGCCTGTCAATGTGTTAGTGTGCCGGGAGTGCTGGGACCCAGATCATCCCCAGTTGCAGTTGGGTATGTATCCTGTAGACGACCCGCAGGCTTTGCGGAATCCTCGCAGGGACACAACGTACGTAACGGCAGGCGTAAACGCCGCTGGGAACTTGACTGGCGGCTCACGCGAGATTCAGTGGGGCTGGAATCCGGTAGGCGGAGCAAGTGCAAATGATGCGGGGCTGACGCCGAATTACTTGGTGGCAGTCACGTCTGTTGGTACAGTAACGGTAGTGACGACTTAGGAGTCAACATGGACGCTAAGAAAGCGGTGCATAAGCATGAAGCCAACATGCACCCGGGCAAAAAGCCTACGAAGTTTGCCAAGGGCGGCAAGACCAATCTTCAGATGAAACAACTTGGGCGTAACCTTGCAAAGGTTGCGAACCAACAGAAGCCGATGCGGCGTACCCGCATGACTGGGGCTTGAGATGAAGAAAGATTCCAATCAGCCGAAGCCGGCTCCCAAGGTAGACCTGAAGAATTCTGGGTACCCCCAGACGGGCGTAAAAACTACCGGCATCAAGATTCGTGGGACTGGTGCTGCGACTAAGGGCGTGATGGCCCGTGGGCCGATGGCGTAAGCTATGCAATACACTGAGTTGGCAACTAATGTTGCGAACATCGTTGAGAACACTTTCACCGATGCTCAGATGGCGATGTTCGTCCGTCAGGCCGAACAGATCATCTACAACTCTGTGCAGATTGCCAATCTGCGCAAGAACGTCTATGGGCAGTTGACCACTGATAATCAGTATCTATCTGCGCCGACGGACTACCTGTCTACCTACTCTCTTGCCGTAATCACGGGGGTTGTCAACGGTGTCCTCAACACCGGTACGTACTCGTACTTGATCAACAAGGATGTGAACTTCATCCGCGAAGCGTACCCGCCGCCCAACTCCAAGGGCCTGCCTAAGTATTACGCGATCTTCGGACCACGGTCGGATCTAGAGACAGAACTCTCCTTCATCGTAGGCCCTACGCCCGATCTGGCGTACTACGTTGAGCTGCACTATTACTACTACCCTGAGTCTATCGTTCAGGGTGCGTTGAATACGCTGGGGGCCATCACGGCGGGCTCGTTGTACACCAACGGGACGTATAACGGTGTAGCTCTCACGGGCGGTTCTGGCTCTGGTGCAACGGCGAGGATTGTTGTTTCCGGCGGTGCGGTGACCTCGGTCACGATTCAAAACCCCGGCGTGTTCTACGCAGTGGGGAATACGTTGTCTTGCGATGCGTCGAGCATCGGCGGGACAGGTTCCGGCTTTAGCATCTCCGTTTCTGCAGTCACCAACGCAAGCGGTGTCACTTGGCTAGGCGAGAACTTTGACTCAGCGCTTTTGAACGCTACGGTTGTTGAAGCTGCTCGGTTCATGAAGGCCGAGAAAGAGCAGATGGATATGTACGCTCAGCTCTACGGACAGTCGCTGGCGCTCCTCAAGAATCTGGGTGACGGCAAGCAGCGTATGGATGCTTATCGTGATGGGCAGGTAAGGAACCCGGTCAAATGATCGTCCAGACCCAAACCACGAGCTTTAAGGCAGAGTTGTATGAGGCTATCCACAACCTGCTAACGGACACGCTGAAGCTCGCGCTGTATACGGCGGAAGCCAATCTCGATGCGTCTACGACTGTCTATACCACGGCAAATGAGATTACGGGCACGGGGTACAGCGCAGGTGGAAACGTAGTAACCGGGGTGACAATTAACAGCAGCGGCTACACTGCATGGGTGACGTTCAACAATGTGCTCTGGGTCCCGGCAGCCTTTACCACTCGGTGCGCGCTGCTCTACAATGCCAGCAAAGCCAATCGGTCAATCGTGGTACTGGATTTCGGGTCTGACAAAACCTGCATAAACACATTTACGGTCACAATGCCGGGTGATACAGCTACTACGGCTTTGATCCGGTCTAGCAATTGAGGTGAAACATGGAAGAGCGCTCTAAAGCCGGCGGTGTGTTTAAGGTTGTATGCCGGGACTCGGAAGGTCAGATTAAGTGGACGGCGGAGACGCCGAACCTTGTCGTAAATGTCGGCCTGCAAGACATGAACACCAAGTACTTCACAGGCACCAGCTATACCGCTACTTGGTATCTTGGCCTGTACGGCGCTTCGTCTACCAACAACCCCGCCGCTGGTGACACGATGTCGTCTCATGGCGGCTGGACGGAAGTGACTGACTATTCAGGGGCAAATCGCCCGCAATGCGTGTTTGGTACGGCCACCACTGCTGACCCGTCGGTTATTAGCAACTCAGCTTCGCCTGCCACGTATAGCATTACGAGTTCAGTAACGGTTGGTGGCGCGTTTTTAACGTCGGTTGCCGCTAAAAGCCCGGGTAATACTGGAATCTTGTTCTCCGCCGCTGACTTTCAGTCGCCCGGGGACAGGAGCGTTGTGAACGGCGATACCCTGACCGTTACGTACACCTTCAGTCTGGATGCCGCGTGATGGCTACCAAATTCAAAAAGGGCGATGACGTCAAAGTCCGGCAGATTAATCCCTCCGGCCCTGTTCTAGCCCTCCGCATGGACGAAGACGGCAATGTGTATTGCCTTCTGAAGTGGACTGACGTAAACGGGGCTGAGCAAGAACGCTGGTTCTTGGAAGATGAACTGACCGCTGTTTAACATGGTGGGGTATGGCCTTTTCAACCGGGTCTTTTGCAGAACTCCCGTTCTCAACGGTTGGGGGTACGTTTTACTCCCCCGTCATATCTGAGTCCGCCACAGGCGCTGACTCCGTCAGCAGTCTTGCTTCGTTTGTCTCGGCTGTTGCCGAGACCGCAACAGGTTCTGATACTGTTTCCTCTACCTTCCAAATCAACTCTAGCGTATCGGAGTCCAGCACTGGAGCGGACTCGGTATCGTCTATTGTTACCTTCCCGAATTTCATTTCTGAATCTTCTACAGGTTCTGATGCCGTTTCAACGGTAGTTACCTTTGCCGTCTCCATCTCAGAGTCTTCTACCGCCGCTGATTCCTTGACCACGACCGTTACGTTCTTGGCTTCGGTATCGGAGTCTGCAACCGGCTCTGACGCGGTTACCCGCCGGGGGTTATGGGAGCCGGTAGATGACACTCAGAATGCAAATTGGATTCAGATTACGGTCAGCCCGGGAACAGGCTGGACAATCATTCCTACCGTATAGGTGAAGTATGCCGTTAGTCGTCAAAGACCGTGTTAGAGAAACGACCACCACTACCGGGACCGGGACAATTACGCTCGCCGGGGCGGTAGCAGGTTTCCAGAGCTTCTCAGCTATCGGTAATGGGAATACCACGTACTACACCATCAACCTGCCGGGAGCGAACGAGTGGGAGGTGGGAATTGGGACGTACACCGCTTCAGGAACCACGCTTAGTCGAGACACGATTCTTGCCTCTTCCAACGGCGGGTCGGCGGTTAACTTCTCCGCCGGGACAAAGGATGTCTTCTGTACTTACCCAGCGGGGAAATCGGCGTACTTAGACGCAGCTAACAACCTGCTTATTGGTACGACTACTAATACCAATACGTCTAACATCGTTGCAAACGGAACCATTTCCGAAACCGTCTCTGGTACGCAGTACCTCGTAGCCAGTCAGTATGACGTAGGTACAAACCCCAATCAGATCCCGCTCAATCAGTATCTGGGCGATATGGCATTCCAGAGTAGTGCCGGGGTGTCGGTGGGGATCTTAGCCGCTACAACCATCGACACTACAAACCTCGAAGTCACGAACATCAAGGCCAAGGATGGTACGGCTGCTATTACGCTGGCTGATTCTACGGGCGTAGCTACGTTCTCTGCAAACCCGATCCTGAATGCTAGTACTGCTAACGGTGTTCCCTACCTCAACGCCTCCAAAGTCCTGACCACTGGGTCTGCGCTGACGTTCAATGGGACTGTACTAGCCGTCTCTACATTGGATACACGCTTGACGCTTACTTCAACTGGTAGCGGTCAAACTGTCGGCATATCAATTAAAGGCGGCGCTGGCTCTGGAGATGCGTTTAATTTTCTTGAATCGTTAAATAACGACGGGACGCAAGCGTGGTACGTTGGAGGTAACGGAGTTGCCAACACTCTTGCGTTTAAAACCAATGGAAATAACGAACGCGCCCGTATCACCTCTACCGGCACACTAAACATAGTAGGTGCTGGTACAGCAGGGACAAATCAAGCAATCAGTTTTAACGGCTCTACGCCTGTAGATACGCTGGTGACGACTAGTGGCGGGAATGTTGGGATTGGGACGGATGCGCCACCAAGACCTTTAACGGTTCAAGGAATTACAACAGTAGCATCAAACAACGGGCAGTTACGTTTAAGAGATACAACCACAACAACAAAATCACTAGATTTTGGAATGGCCGGTGATACTAGCCAAGGTTTTATCCAAGCTCAAAATGTTGGAATTGCTTACCTTGATCTTATCTTGCAGGGTAATGGCGGCAATGTTGGGATTGGGACGAGTTCGCCGGGGTATAAGTTAGATGTTCAAATAGACAACAGTACGGCTTATAACCCAGTTTCCGGTAGCGTTGCTGTTTTGCGAATAGGGAATAACTATGGATCTGCGGGCAATACACAGGCTTTAATTACTCATTACTGTTCGAATTACAGTAGCGTATGGAACACCGGGCTAGTTGAAACCTCCGGCGGTGCATATACTGGCGCATACATCATACAAAACCGCACCGGAGCATCAACATATGCTGAACGGCTCCGCCTCGACACCTCCGGCAACCTCGGTCTGGGGGTGCCGCCTAGTGCGTCTGCTGCGCCAACGATTGAAGTAGGCAACGCAGGTAACTGCATTACATCTCGCGGAGCCATTGACTTTCGCATTTTAAGCGGTGCGTTCCAAGACGGCGCATCTAGTTGGAAATACGCACAAAGTGGGCAACCTGTTGGAATGCTTCAAATGGTCAACGGATCATTTGGATTTAATAACGCCCCCTCCGGCACAGCAGGTAACGCGGTCTCCTTCACCACAGCAATGACGCTGGATGCTAG